AGATATTCTCTACTATTCACAGAAAACTCAATTTCTACGACACAATCTTTTTCGTTGCTAGAATTTATGAGCTGTGGTTTGTTAATTTTACGAAATGGTTTGTTGAACAATACAAAAGTAAGTGCATCCAATATGGTGGATTTTCCAGCACCATTTGTTCCAATAATCAAATTGGTAGCATTATTCTGAAAATCAACGGAATTCCAGTAGTTTCCTGTTGATAGGAAGTTTTTCCAACGAATTTTTTTAAATTGAATCATATTTGGGAGGAACTACAATATCGTCGGGTTTGACTACAGCATACTTATAATTATACAGCTTACAGGTTTTTATTGCAAGCACATCATCCACTTCTACAACTTCCATTTCAGAATTTTCCAAATCTTCTAACATCAAGGCATATCTTTTTGCATCATCTTCTTCCTCAAAGAAAAATAAAACTTTTTCTCCATATTGATTTGGGACTGCATATGCCCCATCATCTTTATGCCCAACTAATGTAAGAAGATACATTATTCTACCTCGCAGGATTCTCGATAAACGTCTTGAAGGATTTTCTTAATAATTGACTTATCGTGCTCCACTTCTGCCTCATCAATATAACGATTTAAGATTGAAATTGTGTTTTCGGTTTCATCAATCTCAAAATTTTCATTTTCTTGAATTATAAAGTTTTCAATAATCTTAAGTTCTTGAACTCCTGAAGAATAAAGTTTATCAATAAACTTTTCAAAATCCTTTGGTCTTGATTTTTTACGAACAATTACTTTTACAATTTTACTTTCGTATTGCCGACTATCAAAGGTTTGATATGGAGTATCTTCATAATAGATGATATAGAATAATTTATAAGGATTATTAACTGGCGTAAGTTTTAAGGTTTCGGTATCAAAAATATGAAATCCACGAGGATCATTTACATCATTCCAATACATCTCATAGGTATTACCAAGATAAAAAATCTTTCCATTATTTGAACGAGTATGATAATGCCCGGAGAATACTCTATCAAACTTATCGAAGACATTCGTATCCATACCATCTTCCATGATATGACCTTTATAAGGTTGAAATCCATTCAGTTCAAGATGCCCCATCGCAACTTTTGATGTGGTATTCTCGATCAATTTTTTGGTGAGTTCTTCATTCTCGGCACAGATCCAAGGAACAAAAAGAACATTTAATTTATCAATCGTAACTTCCTTTGGATCACTATAAGTTTTAATATTTGGATAATCCTTTAGAAGAAGTTCTGGTGAATTGGTTTGATTGGTATTTTTATAATAACAATCATGATTACCAATAATCATGTGAACATCATAATTCTTGAGAGGATCAAATACAACTCTTTTCGACCACTCTAAGCTTTGGTAATCAATTGACTTACGACTATCAAAAGCATCACCTAAATGCAATACTGTGGTAATTTCCTCTTTTTCAAGAGTTGGGAAAAAAATATTCTTGTAAAAAAGTTCAAAGTAATCATGAAGATACTTGGAACCCTTTTTACACCCATAATGAGTATCTGTGAGAATGGCGACTTTCATCGATTGAGTTTGTATTGGATGTTATCCTTCATGCTATTATACTCCGAACTGCTGCCAGAAAGCAACCCATCATCCACAGTCATAACCTCATCATAACCAGTTCTTTCAATAATTTTATTCTTAATTTCTAACTGCTTCTTTTCCTTTTGAATTCTTCTCAGAAATGCGTAGTGAATAATCTGAGTAAAATAAGCAAAAGGATTTTGAGATTTCTCTGGATTGAAATTATGAATATACTGCACACAATTTTCAATACCGTCAGAAATCATATCCTCACGGAACATATAATTGACAAAGTTTGGCTTATAAGAAAGATGAGTGGCAATCTTCAAGAAGCATTCACCAAGATAATTTGTAATTCTTGGTTTTGGAAGATCATTCTCTTTTGCATGAGCAACCTTTCCCCTATAAACAATTAACGCTTCTAGAAATTCTTTATTATTTACATAATGCTCCGATTTCTTCTTTGCCATAACATTTTCTTATTTGAATTATATAACTTATTACTATTATAACACACTTGTAAAGGGCTTGACAAGACATCCGAATTCGTGTAGAATACCTTTGTTAGGGTTGATAAGGATGCTTTAAGATTCTTTAAGATCTTTAAAGAGATTCTCAAGTCTTTTACGAGCATCCTCTACAGAAGAAATATATCCCATATCATTTGATATCTTTACTTTACCATTTATATCTTGAGTAGAAGTATCATCATCATTAAGATATTTTTGATAGATATCTATAATTGTATCATCAGTAATCTCAGTCATAGTAATTACCTTATCAAATTTTATAATAAAGAAATCATCAGGTGGTATTTGCATCCATGGAATTATTTTGATTGCTGTTCCAAGCTTACTATTTAATACCTCCATAATGACAGGATTTTGTAAAACTATAATTGGATCACCATCATTCTCATCAACAGAAATTAACGAGAATATTTCTTCACCTGATACTAATTTTAGCGAACAATAAAATTCTTCATCCATTAGTTTTAAGATTGATATTTATGATGTCGTAATTAAAGTTTTCTTCATTATAGATTTTGATTCTTTCTATTAAATGATTAAGTGTATAATTTTTTCTTGACTTATAACTGATATCATCGGCAATATCATATAAGGTAGCTTTGACTTTATTTTCTCCTTTACGAAGAACTCTACCAATAGATTGAAGATTTCTTATTCTTGATTTCGATGGTGATGCAAACACAACATTATGTAAATTGCGAATATTAATACCGGTAGAAAAAGTGCCATAAGATGCTACGATAATTGCGTTTGATTCTTTTTCAGTAATTTCACGAACTTTTTCTCGTTCTTCAGTTTCTATACCACCATGAACAAAGAAAACATGACGATCATCAATCTTGCTATTATTTATGAGATCATATAATGGCTTACCATGAGATTCAACTCTCGTAAAAAGAACTAATGTGTTGCCTTTTAGATCTAAGGTAAGATTTTTAATAAATTTATTTCTTTGTTCGTGAGTAATTAAATACTGAACTTCTTCTTCAAAAGTTTCAAATTTATGAGGAGGATGTTTCAATAGTAATATCTTAATATCCAGTTTTGCCAAATGCCCTTTTTGCATCAGCTCATCTGTTTTGATGATTTTATATGAAGTTCCAAATAAACCTTCCAATACCCATTTATGAGTTTGTGTTCCGTCTAATGTTCCAGTAAATCCAAATCTATACTTGGCATCATGAAGTTTAGTCATAATTGAAACTAATGATTTAGATTTAAATTGATGAGCCTCATCACCAATTACAACATTATATCTTTCAAAGTATTGCTTTGGCATCTTGTAAATTGACTGCCAAGTTGTTATAATCACCTGGGCATTGGTCTCTCTTTCCTTTCCTGCGTATATCTTGTGGCAATATGATTTTGCGTCCCATCCATAATCTTCAAAATCCTTATACATTTGCTCAACCAAACTTGTGGTTGGAACAATTAGGAGAATGTTTTGATTTCTTTCAGCATAATATCTTACAATTGAATAAATCATCAAAGATTTACCAGAAGCAGTTGGTGAAATCAATAACTTACGATTGTGCCTTAGAGCATCATAAACTCCTTCAATTTGATAATCTCTTGGAGCATGGCGACTAATTGAAGTTATATAATCCTTTACACCTTCTTTTGAGATATGTTCATTCACTTCAAAAGGAAGTCCATAAAACTTATTATCCGTAAATTCGTAGGTATATTTTTGATTCTCACAAAATTTTATAAGTTTATCTAATAACCCAACATAGATTTCTCCATTTTGAGTATTAAATAATCTTATCTTTCCATCCCAGTATTTGTTGCGATACTGAGGCATAAATTTAGAACCAGGAACCTCAAAAGTAAATTGATCAGATAATTCGTAATAAACGTGTGGTTCTGCTTTTACTTGTAGATATACTTCGTTCTTTTTTGATATAATCAAATGTGACATACTTTAGGTTAAGTTATAAGTATTTATTTCATCAATTAGAATGTTTCTTTATCCATAAAGTTACAGCACCAACAGAAACTCCAAAATAAGATGCTGCTTCTGTTCTTGAATTAAACTCAATACCTTTATAAATGCAAGGTTTAGTTCCCAACCCCTTACCGGCACCAACAATTCCTTTATTCCAAGGAGTGTTTCCCTTCATTTTTTTACTATGATTTTTAGATGCTTCTTTTTGATTATTTGTCCTATTTTCACCTATTAATATTTGTTTTCCTTTTTTATATTTTTGTCCCCTTTTAAAGGGGGGTAATTGACCTCCCATACAAAAATTCCATCCTATTAGTTCTTCGGGCCTATAAGATTTTTCTATCTCTAATGCCTCATTTAAAAATAAATTATCAAAAATAATTTTAACATCCGCACCATTGTTTATAGCACCTTTTACTTTATTATTATCTTTAGAATTTTTATGTTCTTTAAATCTTTTTAATGGATTTTTGGATATACCAATATACCCCTCTTTATAGGGATCTATATGATAATCATATTTTATCCAATAAATAGAATACATATCATCTATCGCATTATTAAGTATTTATAATATTAAGAACCTCAATACCCAGCAGTAAATTTCATAAACTCAATTGCGTTTTTGATTTGATAAGTTCTGTTTGAAACAGTTTTAATAATTTCTTCTAAAAATTTTAATATAGTATCATAGTATTTAATTTTTGTATCAATTTTAGATAATTTTTCGTCAGCAGACATATAACGATCGATAGCATCTTTTTCTCTTACTTTATAAGGAAAAGGTTCTTCCTCATAAACTTTAGGATCTGCTTTTCCCGTATAATAGTTATAGCGTTCTAAACGAACTTGATTATAAGTATCTCTTGCCTTTTCACGAAGAAGGCTCATCGTATTATATAGGGTATAATATTTGGAGTGAAGCTGGGGAATTTTTAGTGATTCATCATGTAGATTATCTGGATCAATGACAGAATCTCTCTGCCACATCTCCTGAATTTGGTCAAGATTCATAATGGTTGATTTGTAGTAGGTGAAACAATATTATATACAGTATACTTGAAAGATACATCTGCTGTAAAGTAATTGGTATCTCGAATTGAAGCATCAAATTCCAAAGAAGATAATGTCATAGGCCATAAGTCTTTAAAATTTACAATAGCAACATCATTAAAGTTGCTATTTAAGATATGTAGGGATCCATCACTAAATGCTTGCTTAGGATCTTCTTTTCCTGTATTATCAGTAATTAATGATTTATATTCTGATGTAGAATTTGGATATCCAAGTCCATAAATCCAATTATGAATTGCCATATAGTTTTCCA